TCAGGCCGTCTTCTTATCCACCGTCGCCGGGATGAACAGCGCTGGATTCTTCTTGGCCATGTCCACGACGTGCGCATACTTGGCCGTCATGCGCGGGTCGGCGTGGCCCAGAAAGTCCTGCACGGCCCGCAGATCGCCGGTGTGCAAGTAGCCCAGGGTCCCGGCGGTGTGGCGCAGGGCGTGGTTGGACATGCCCGGCCGCTTCAGGCCCGCTTTCTTGAGATACCCATCAGTCTGCACGCGGATATGGCGGCGGCTCAACCGCTTGCCACCACGGCGATTGCCCAAGGCGGAAAATAATGGTGTTCCGTCTGCGTCAGGTTCGACCGTGCCGCGGAGAGCCAAATACTCTTTCAATCGTCTGCCCATGTCCGGTCGCAGGTAGGCGATCCGGTCGCGGGTCTTACCGCGAACCAGCAGTACCCGACTCTCACCCTTCTCGGCCTGATCCTCGACGTTGGCGCGATGCACCTCGATGGTGCGCAGCCCCTGCAACGCCATCATGCTCACCATGAGCAGGTTGCGCAGACGCTTCACCTTCTCGCGTCCGGTGGCCTGCTCGGGATCGGGGATGACGGCCAGCAAAATTCCCAGTTCCTCGTCGCTCAGATAGTTGAAGTCCTCGGTAGCCTGGCGCACGCGGGGCGACTTCACGCCGGCGGCCGGATTGTCCGTGCGCAGCCCGGCGTTACGGGCAGCTTCGTAGAAACGCCGCACGATGGTGAGCTTCCAACGGATTGTGATCGGCTGGTAGCCAGCCTCCACCAAAGCCTGTCGGAAGCGTTTGATGTCCATCGCCGTCACAGTCGCCGGATCAAAGCTTTGTGTTATGCACCAGGCCACCCACATCGCCACCTCGCGCCGATAGCTGCTTATGGTATCGGGCGAGGCGTCGCCGTTGGCAACGTCAATCCGCAAGAAGTCAGCGAAGGCGGCGTCGAAGGCGGGCGATACGCCCGCAACTGGCTCCTGGCGGGGCACAGGAACGAGCTTCACCGGCATCAGGGCGGCGCTCATCGGAAGGACTCCTCTATGTCGGTTACTGGCACGTCACACCCATGAACACTCTCAGGTGGTGAACAGTCAAGGGCGTCAACCCGGGCCAGGACCCGGATGTCCGCCCCCCGCGCCACGCGGCAGGAACGCTGTCGCGCCGATTCCCGCCGGCCACGTTCCGCATCTGCCGGAACATGATGCGCGATCCCCCGTAGGGGCCCCGCGTTCGCCCGTGATTCAAGTGCTAAGTGCTTCGATTGAGCCCGTAAACCGTCTCGCATGGTCGTGTCCTGTTCGACACCCACAACGAGTTCCGCTTGGCGGCCATCTCGATATCTGGTGTTGACGCGGAGTGATTGGTCCTGTCAACTAATACTGCGGGGACTGCGGGAATGTCCACTCAAATCCTGGTCTTGGAGGCGCCGACCGTTTCAAGGCAGGCGGTGGCGCCGATATTGTAATTCTTTGTAATATACAGTCGCTCTTTCGTAGGGATATAATAGTGACTATGTCGGCCCAATTCAATTACTGGTGGATGGGCTCCATACTTGTCTCTCTTGAGCCTTCGCGGGAGGACTGAACCACTGCCTGTAGCCGACAAGTAAGGCGGCCCGTCTGGAGCCCTCGCTGGCTAAGGAGGGCTTCGTGTCCCAACCGTACAATCCACGCGCCGTCGTTGAGAAAACGCCGAACGTACTCCTCCATCGGCTCCTCTCCCCGTACAAGGCTTTTGCAGATCTTGACTGGAAGGCTCTGGCAGAGAACGATGCTGGGCCTATTCTTCAGCGGCTGTCCGCATTGGACGAGGCCGACCGGCACCACATCGGAGTCAGGTGGCGGCAGGTTCATGCCTTGGCCGACTCGATGGGGACCGCAGTATTGACCCAAGCCGGTCGCGCCTGCAAGTTCGATATTGCGGACAAACTGGCAGCGATGAAAAACGCCTACGAGCGCGCTTTTTGGTGTCTTGTGGAGCATCCCCAGTTGTTCGATCATCAGCGGGTATACGCGTACACCTATGGTCTCCCCAGGACTTCCCGAGAAACTCGTGTTGGATTTCCTGATGGGAAGGTCGACGTCACCGAAGCGTTTATCGACAACCTCAAGCTGCACATCAAGGACGTCTACAAGGAAGAAGAGCGCGCACATTTGTGCAGGGTGGACCATCGGGAACACGACGGTGTTCACGTGTTTCACGCCTACCCGTCGGATTACGTCGATGAGATTGATACCTACGGCTCGGACGGTCAACTAACCAGCGTAAGGGTCACGCCCCCTTTCCACATCGTGTACTACCTCGATGGTCCCGCCGGCAGCGTGAGCCTGCTCGCCAAGGGGGGAGCCGACAAGCACGACGAACTATTCAAGCGATTCTCGCTCGCGGCGTTTGGCGCGCCACCTCCTCCGCGAGCGGCGAAGAAAACGTACGATCTCCACGTTTTAAAGGACCACAAGCACGAATTTCGGCGGAAACCTGCTGACCACATCGCGCTGGTCCGCGTCATAGCTCTCCGACTGCAGTTTCATGAAAAGTCGCAGCACAGGAGTCTGTTTGAAGTAGATCCTGACGATCTCGATGACTCGATATACGATCTGCTTCGAGCAAAGCTTGTCGGCGGTCTCCGGGAACTGGCAAAATCGAAGATCCTGAGCGCCGTTTTGCAGGTCGTATTCCGCGCACCGGGCCAGCCGGAAAAGGTCATAAACTTCAGAATCTCTGTATCGAGATGGTGCGATCTGGATGACGGTCCGGAAGACAAAATCCTTTGGCGGTATCTCCCAGCATGGGGGCTCGAAGTAGGTCGGGCACATGTGGAGTGAGTTTCTGCAGCGGCTCTCGTCTGTCAATCCTGAATTCACATACGACGACATTTCCGACTGGAGTACCGCCGACTTCGAAGCGTTGACGGCGGCTGGCCTGCTGCACGAGATTGATCGTGCCACCCACGTGTCTTGTGACGCTTGCCCGGAAGCGCATTGGGAACGAGTGCGATGGAGCGAGGACGGCAAGCGGGCTTTCATCCCGTGTCCCTTAGTCGGTACTGTGGACGTCATTCTTGAACGCCTGCGCCGGTGGCGAGCCAGCCCTGGGCAGCTATCAACCTGGCTTGCCCACGCGCTCGCCCTCTCCGGGGAGGTTCGGCTTTTGCCCGCGAGCCAGCTTTGGTTCCTGGGACGGGGCTGCGTAGCGGGACGCACGCCGTACTTCTTTTTCGCGGTGATCGGGCCAGACGAACTGCAGGCTGCGATGACAGAGATTCGCCAGGCATACGGTCGGGTTACCGGCGTACTGTTGCTGCCCTTCTCCACGGCAGTGCCTGTCGAAACCGGCAAACTTCAGCTCGTGGATCTGGGCCTCGTCCTTTCGCTTCGGGGCGGACGCATCACCGCAGACTTCGGCTTTATCGAGGACCAACTCACAGATCCGAACCCAGCCGGTGCCCAACAAGGCTCGCAAGCCAAGAAGGCTTCGCGCTCACTTGCGGCGCACCGCCGCGCGATCATGAAGGCTTTCATGACGGCAAACGGTCTCGTCGGGATGGACGCTCTTGCTCGGCGGCTCGGAGTTAGCAAGTCGGCTCTGCACGGAATGGCGCGCGGAGACAAGACCCGGTACCGCGAGGACACGCTCAACGGAGTGTTGAAAAAGATCGGTTCTCCCCGCGCGAAATGGGACCGCACCGGAAAGCGCGCGGCACGCGCATAATCTCCTCGTTTTCTCCACTATTCTCCACTTTCTCCACATTAAGTTTGTGATTAGCAAGAGGTAGCAGTGGAGACGAATCAATGACGCACGTGGCAAGTCCATCCCCCCAGGGCGATAACGATCTATTGACGGACATACAGGCCAAGCAACAGGAGCTGCCTATGTCCTTAGCATGGTACCGCCGAAAACGGGTTTTTGGCGGCGGGCCTCCGTTCATCCGTATCTCAAACCGGATCTTCTACCGCCGCGGTGAGCTGCGTCGGTGGATTGCAGCGCGCGCTGTAGATCGCTGCCAGGAGGTGATGCAGTGAAGCAGCAGGCTCCGGCAACCGCCGCGTCCAAGCGGGAACGCAGGCTATCCGAACTCTCCGCCCCATGGCAGGCGCTGGTGCGGTTGTGCCAGTTGATCGACTACGGCCAAATCCTCGACCTTCAGATACGCGATCGCGAGCCGGTGTTCAACCCGCCGCCCATGTTACTGCTTGAAGTCAAGCTCGATGCGGACAGCGGTGGTCGGCCCGAATCTGAACTGGCCGACTTCGCCTTGTCCCACGAAGTTTGCCGCTTGCTCGACCAGCTCGATCAAATGCACGCTGGCCACGTCCAGCGGATCGAGGTGCGCGCAGGTATTCCGCGCCGAGTGTTCATCCAAGCCCACGTCGCGGAGGTCGTAATATGAACGCGACCGTCGACCCGTACATTCTCCAGCATGCGTCCTGCCAGGCCAGGCTGTTGGTTACCACCGCCGGGTTCGGTACCGACGACTGGGCTGACCTGAAGCAGGAATTCATTCTGGACGTCCTTCGCCGCTCGCCCAAGTTCGATCCGGCACGCGGCGACTGGCAGGGCTTCGTGCGGGGTGTGGCACGACATCACGCTACCGTGCTCATCATGCGCAAACGCCGGCGCGCTTCCGAAGTCTCTATTCAGGACTTGATGAATGGAGAGGACGCCAGCGATGCCGACGCGCTAGACAGTCTCGGTAGGCGCCCGAGCGGGAGCGCAGTGGATGCACTGGACCGCGCTCTCGACGTTCGTCGTGTCGTCGAACGCCTTCCAGACCACTTGCAGTCGCTAACAGGGCTGCTCGGCCAAATGCCGATCCAGGATGTGTGCCGGCAAACTCGCAAGTCCCGCTCGCGGGTGTATCAAATGACCAGGCAGATTCGGGAAGCTTTTCTTCGGGCTGGCTTTTCGCCCGCGCACGCGAGGCGTCCCCGGGAGCGGGTGAAATGAGCCAACCATCGTCCATCGGCGTCCGCGACTACTACCGGCGGATCACGTCGGTCGATATCGGCGGGATCGCTCGCGAGCTCTTGAATGGGCGGATCACTCAAGCCTCGGAGCGAACCCTGCTCTGCGATTGCCCGAATCACCAGAGCCAGTCTAAACGATCGCTGAATATCATGCTCGACAAGCAAGGTTGGTACTGCTTCGGCTGTGGCACAGGTGGAGATGTCTTGCAGTTGGTCGAATTTGTCCACACGGGCTGCATCACACGCGGTCAATCTGGTCGGATGCCGGAGTCACACCGGGAGGCGCGCGATTTCCTAGCCGACAGGGTGGGGATGCCTTCTCTATCCCACGCCGGGCTGTCGCCGGAGGCCATCGAGGAAATGGAGCGGGAACGGCGAAAGAGCCTGCGGGTGTTTGAGGCGCTAACATCGCTCGCAGACTACTACCACCAGAGGCTGCTCGCGGATACGGATGCCCTCAATTGGTTCCGGGAGAAGTACAGGATCGGCGACGAGATGATCGCCCGGCTAAAGATCGGCTACGCCCAGAACGCTTCATGGGCCGACTCGGCCGGAAATCGGCAGTGCGGCGTCCTGGATGCACTTTGCAGGGGTCCGAATGCATTCACGCATGCCGAGCTGTCCGGAACGTCCGCATTCCGGCCCTCGGGCAGCGGTATCAGCCCCTTCTTCAATCGGAGAACCGTTTTCCCGTACTGGAGCCGTGGCCACGTGGTTTTCATGATTGGCCGTAAGACTCCCTGGACACCAGACGCCGACTGGGAGGCCCCGAAGTACAAGAAGCTCGCCGTTCGGAACGGTGGGAAAAATGCACACGTCGCTGCCTGCATCAGGAACGACGTGCTGTATAACGAAGACATCCTCGCGGCGCGGCCAGACCGGGTTGTCATTACGGAAGGGGTGACCGATTGCATCTCTCTCATGGAGCACGGATTCCCGGTCGTATCTCCTGTGACGGTTCAAATCAAGGATGCTGATTGGGAGAGGATTCTGCCGAAGCTTGCCGGCGCAAAGACGATCTATCTTTGCCAGGACAACGAGCTATCGGACGCCGGCCTTCGGGGAGCGCTGCGCACGGCTCAGATTCTTACCGAAAACGGAATCACGACCCGCGTGGCCACGTTGCCCTTGGGTGAGAAACAGCAGAACGCCCGGAGGCAGTTGGAGGATGGCTTCGGTCTCCACGGGCCTGCGGATTCCCTTAGAGGGGCCGGATTGGAAGGTCGCAGCAAAGAGGAAACCCAGCTTGCCACCGCCCTATTGGAGCAGGCCAAGCTCGACGTCAATGAGTACTTCGCCGAGGGCAGAACGGCTGCGGATTTTGAGTCAGTCCTCGCGTCAGCACAAACACCGATGGAATTGTCGATCTCGCGCCTGTCCCCTGGCACGGCAGAGTCTGAGCTTGACCACGTGCTGGGGCCGATCCTCGCTGCAGTGAAGCGTCTGAGTCCCGTCGAACAGGAAAGGCATCTGCGTCTGATCCAAAACCGGTTTGGCAAAGAGCGCATTTCCCTTTCGGTTCTGCGCAAACAAGCGCGAGCCACTCCAGTTGAGGAAGCCACGGACGGCAAGGCCAGAATCCTGTCGGGACGTTCGCCGCAGGATCAAGTTGAAAGTGCGGCCGCGCTTCCTCGGATTCAAGTTAACAACCGACAGTTGCGCGACGTAGTCGCAGACTCCTGGGCCGCCGTTCACCGGGCGAATCAACCGGGAGCCGCCATTTTCCGAAACACACCATACGTCTTTAGTCGAGGAGAGCAATTGGTATATTTGGCGGACAGAGATCCGACAATCGAGATCGAGCAGATGGGTGAGGCCGCCGTATTCGGTTTGCTCGCCCGAGTTGCCGATTGGCATCGAGTTACGGACGAAACCAGCGTCGATGTGATCCCGCTGAAGGAGGCAGCGCGCGACATGCTCGCCTACATCGATCCCACTCTGCCGCAACTGCATGCCGTCATCCGCACGCCAGTGTTCGGGTGCGACGGCTCGCTGATCGCCACGCCGGGCTATCACCCAAAAGATCGGGTCTGGGTGGATGCTGATTCAACTTTGCAGTTAGGTCAACTATCCAATACACCAACTCCGGAGGAGATTCGAACTGCCCGCGATTTGTTTTGTGACGAGATGCTGGTGGACTTTCCGTTCACAGATCTCTCTGATCGCGCACATGCGGTCGCCGCCATCTTATTGCCGTTTGTTCGGAGAATGATCGAAGGCCCGACCCCATTGCACCTGATCGAGGCGCCCTCCGTTGGCTCCGGCAAGGGACTACTCGCCAACGTCGTCGCAATCGTTGCAACCGGGGCGAGTTGTGAGAGCCGCACACTTCCTGAGGATGATGACGAGATTCGGAAAATGATCACCGCCGAGTTGCTTAAGGCCCGGCCGATCGTGCTTCTGGACAACGCCGATGATCGGAAAAAGCTCCATTCCCCCTCGCTCGCGTCCGTACTCACGGCAGTTAGATGGACGGACCGTTTGCTCGGGGAGTCGAAGATGGCGTCGCTTCCTAACCAGGGCCTATGGATGATGACCGCCAACAATCCTCATCTCGACCTGGAACTCACTCGACGCTGCATACGGGTCCGGATTGATCCGCGACTGGATCGACCCTGGCAGCGCACTGAGTTTCGCCATCCCGACCTGGTCCGCTGGGTGAAGGCGAACCGCGGTCCTTTAGTCCACGCGATCCTCACCCTGGTACTCGGCTGGATAGCCACCGGCCGGCCCATCGATCAGAAACGACTGGGCTCCTTTGAAGGATGGTCGGAGCTAGTAGGCGGGATACTCGGGGTGGCCGGAATCGAAGGCTTTCTTGCGAATCTGGATCAGCTCTATGATCAGGCCGATCAGGACGGTCAGAAGTGGCGGGAGTTCACTGCGGCATGGTGGGACGCGTTCCGCGACGCCGAGAAGCAGGTGAGTGAGCTCAACGGATTCTGCGAGCAGCGCGGACTGATGCTGGAAGTCAGGGGTAACGGCCAGCCGCGGTCGCAGCAGGTTCGATTGGGGAATGCCCTGTCGAGGTGCCGAGATCGGCTGTTCGGAAGCCTGCGGGTCGTGAAGGTCGAAGGAGACTCGAAGCACAAAGGAGTCACCTATTACCGCCTCGCCGACGACCAGTCGCAGTAATGGGGATCTTGGGGATCTGTGGGGATCTCATTCTGGCAAGATCCCCAAGTCAAAAACCCTGCCAATACAATAGCTTGTGGGTAGGTTGGGGATCTTGGGGATCTCTTTCCCTCTTACGCGAAGAGCCAAAACTGAAACACATACGTCCGGCGACATGACGCGCACGCATCGCACACGTACTGTAAGGATAGCCCCCAAAAGATCCCCAAGATCCCCAATCGGACGCCGCTCTCCTCGTAACTTCCGCTGGAGCAACTACTTGCGGACTGGGGATCTGGGCAAGTGGAGATCCCCAGAATTGGGGAACAGTTCCCCACCAGCCCCGCGTTCGGAATTATTCGCCGGCGGGAGTGCACATCTCGCGGTGACGGCGAGTATTCATATAACAGGAGTCCGTTCGAATCGACCAGCGCCAAGCGCACCCTCCGAAGGTTCCCTCCACGCTTTTGTAGCTCCTGCGGGCATACCCGCAATCCCACCTGGGCATCACAGGAGGACTATGCACAAAAACATCCGAATAGAAAACCCGGTGTCCGAGTGTGCATTCACGTCGAAGAATCGCGCCCAGCGTTTTGTGGCGCAGGGACGAGCGGAGTGGGTGCAGGTCGGAGTTTTAATCCGGTTTATTCAGTCAGACCATCGGCACAGCTCCGCACAGAAGTCTCTGGACCAAACGCGCTATTGGTACGAGCGGGCGGCGAACACCGGCCTGGCGCAACTTGCAGAGCTGGCGAACCTCCCCATGATCGCGCCCGCCGTGGCCCTGGGAATCGGGCGACGGAAGGGTGCCACCAGACACACGTTCTTGGCGACGCAGGGGCTCTGATGATCGGCGGAGGCGGCCGACCCGCTGCGAAAACCTTCGCAAAGATCCCGTTCGCGCACCGCATGGTGAACTCGTGATGGCACGCAAAGGCAGCACTGGTGGCAGGTACATCGCGATGGAACGGGGCTTAAGACCGGGATGGTGCGGCTGGCCATTCCGTCGGGAGCTTCGTGAATTGGCCGTCAGGCAGCGCAGAACTTTTCTACCAGCCATTCCCGCGAATGAGGTCAAGACATGCCAGTGGAGCAGCAAATCCAGATTTGGTCGATCGATAAGCTCGTCTTCTACGCCCGCAATCCCCGCAAGAACGACGCCGCAGTCGATCGCATGTGCGGCAGTATCCGGGAGTTCGGATTCAAGATTCCCGTGTTGGCGCGCAGCGACGGTGAAGTTGTTGACGGCCATCTCCGCTTGAAGGCTGCGCGCAAACTGGGATCGTGGCCCGGCGGCGACACGAGTTCAATCCCGGTGATCCTGTGCGACGAGTGGACCGAAGCGCAGGTGAAAGCCTTTCGTTTATTGGTCAATCGGTCGGCGACATGGGCGGTGTGGGACGATGACCTTCTCGCTCTCGAATTGCAGGAACTCTCTGAGGCGGACTTCGATCTCAGCCTTACCGGTTTCGACCAAAAGGAGATCGACGACTTCCTGCTGGTCGCCGATGACGATCAGGCCAACACTGTCCCACCGGTCCCCGACAACCCGGTTTCCCGCCCGGCCGACCTGTGGCTCTGCGGCGATGGTCGTAGTCAACATCGCGTACTGTGTGCCGATGCCACCAGCGCAGAAGCTGTGGCGCGGCTGCTGGGGGAGCGCAAGCCAAAGCTGATGGTGACCGACCCGCCGTACGGCATCGAGCTGGACAGCGAGTGGCGTGACCGCGCCGGCCTGAACGGCTGTGGACCTGCCGAGGCGAGCTACATGAAACACCGCACGGAGGGCCACACCGAAACGACCATCTCAGGGGACACACGGGCCGACTGGTCGGAAGCCTTCGAACTGGTGCCCAGCCTGCAAATCGCCTATGTCTGGCACGCGTCCATCTTCACGCGCGAAGTGCTGAACGGCCTGCTTCGCATAGGGTTCCTTTACCCGCAGCAAATAATCTGGAACAAAGGGCGCACGGTTCTCACGCGCACGCACTACTGGTATCAGCATGAGCCCTGCTGGTACGTCAGAAAGAAGAACGCCTCGTGGTTCGGGAAGGCCGGCGAGAATTCGACGATCTGGGACTCGCCGTCGCCGAAGTTCATTATGGGCGGCTCGGACGAGGAGAAATTCGATCATCCCACGCAAAAACCCGTCGAACTGTTTCGGCGCCCGATCCTCAATCACTTGAAGCGCGGCGAGCTGGTGTACGAGCCATTCTTGGGCAGCGGCACGACGTTGGCCGCCGCCGAACTCACTGAGCGCGTCTGCTGCGGCATCGAACTCGATCCCAAATACGTTGACGTAGTGATCCAGCGCTGGCAAACGCTGTCCGGCAAGAAAGCCAGGCTCGATGGCGACGGGCGGACGTTCGAGGAGATCGCCGAGGACCGCCGGATCGGGGCAGCATGAATCGCCCGCTGCCGCCAGGAGATCGCCGACGTCGAGAGCGAACTTCGCGCGGGGCATCCAGACGTTCAGGGATTGTGCCAGGCGCTGGTGGACTGGTCGGCGGAGTTACGGCTCCTGCAAGCGAGCCAGGGATTGGCCACCGTAGCGCCACGTTTGGCCCACGTTCGCTCCGGCGCCGACAGGTTGGCGTGTCGGCCAATGCTGCCGTGACTTCACCCTGGGGCCAAGGAATCGGGACCAACGAAAAAAGCCCGCCGCGGGCCGGAGCCGGGCGGGCCAGGGGGGAGGCGTTCGATGCTACTGGTTGATCCGGTAGGTGCGCTCGCCCTTGTCGGATTTGAAGGACTCGACGGTGTAGCCGGCCTTCTTCATCGCGCCGGCCATGAACCCGCGAACGGTGTGCCGCTGCCAGCCCATCTTTTCCATAATCTCCGCCAGCGTGGCGCCGTTCTTCCGCTGGAGCATGGCGAGCACCTGGGCCGTTTTGCTGCCTTCGCGGGGCCCGGCGCTTTCCGGTGCTTTCGCGGCCTTCTTGGGCGCTTTGGTGGTCTTCTTGGCCGGGATCGTCTTCTTGGGCGCGGCGGCCTTGGCACTTTTGGCGCTCTTCTCGCTCTTGGGCGCGCCCTTCTTCTGGCTGGCAGCCTTCTTCGAAGGGGTCTTCTCCGGCGCGACGGGCGCGCCCTGTTCCGCAACGGCGGCGGTTTCGGTGGTGTTGGTGGCTTCTGCGTTCTTCATGGTGTTTATCCTTTCGGCGGTTGTTCCGCGCATGACGATTCATCACTCCGGTGGCTCCGGAAGGCAAGGCGGAAGTTCGACTTTTCGGAAGAAAGTTTCGATGGCGGCGGTTAGCAGCAGCCGTGGCTTCCGTGCCCGGGTGCGATGACAGCAGATGAGCACCGGACAGGTGGCGCTCAGGCGCGCCCGATATATAAGGATGGCCAACTCAACGACCGGCGCCCAGCTACGCAACACGGCGTGCCACGGCGCGAACGGGTGCCACACGTCGCGTCAGACGCCGTCGCGGGGCAAATTCAGGGACCTGGCTTTCCACTTCTTGCGGCGGGTGGATTGGTCCCACAAAGTGACTAGTTACAGCGAATTATTCAGGTGCGCAGGGCAGGTGCGCACCCCTGTAAGCGAATGAATCTAAACACACAGTGGTGCGCACCTGGGGTTTCGACCTAATGGGCGTCTCGATTCGAGCCTACGCACGGACGCGGGGGCGTGCAGAGAGCGCCGTCCGGAAGGCGATCGCGACCAAGCGGATCACGCCGAACCCGGATGGGACCATCGATCCGGAGCGGGCGGACCAGGAGTGGGCGCGGAACACGTTCGCGGGCCAGACCTTGCACCAGGCGACCAGCCCGAAGGTGGTGCCACGCAGTGCGCCTCCCCCACCGCGTGGCGGTTCGGGCATGCCGAGTCAGCCCGAAGTATCGAGCGATCCTGTTTCGGCATATCTGCGGGCCCGCGCAGTGACCGAGACGTACAAGGCAAGGACGGCGCAGTTGGAGTATGAGGAACGCGCTGGCAAACTGATCCCGGCTACCAAGGCTGGCGAGTATGCTTCGTCCTTTTCCAATATCGCCCGCGATCAGGTGTCGGCGTGGGCGGATCGGTTGACGCCGGTGCTGATGCCGTTCTTCGCGCCGGGCACGGATGAAGCCGTAATCCACAGGTTGTTGATGAGGGAAGGCGACGCGGCGCTGCGCAAGATCTCGAAGGCAATCGCCGACGCAGGTTACTGATGTCTGACCCAGGAACATTCTCGATGTACCAGGTCGGCGCGGAAGCGATGCTGCCGCCGCGTGAAATCACGCTCTCACAGTGGTCGGACGAGAATGTCGTCCTGGCCGGCGCCGCCGCGGCCGAACGTGGCCAGTGGCAGACCAGGCCCTACCAGCGGGAGCCGATGGACGTCCTGAGCCCGTCGCATCCCTGCAAGATAGCCGTTCTGATGAGTGCGGCCCAAATGCTCAAGACGAGCATCCTCGTGAATTTCCTGGGATACATCGCCGATGTCGATCCCGGCCCGGTGCTGGTGGTCGAACCCCGGAGCGAGGACGCCAAGGCCTTGTCCAAGGATCGCGTGGCACCGATGTTCCGCAATACTCCCTGCCTCAAGGGAAAGCTGGCGGCGGTCAAATCGCGGGACTCAAACAACACCGCTCTGCACAAGGTTTTCACCAACGGTAGCGGGCACATTACTTTCACCGGCGCGATCTCGCCATCAGGTCTGGCCATGCGGCCGATCCGGTACCTGCTGCTGGACGAGGTGGACCGGTATCCGGCGAGCGCGGGGACGGAAGGCGATCCAGTGGCGCTGGCCGAGAGACGCACCGGCGAGTTTGAGCGCAACAAGAAGGTCATCATGTGCTCGACACCCACGGTGGACGGATCGAGCCGCATCCAGAAGGCGTGGATCGAAAGCGACCAGCGGGAATACTTCGTCCCGTGCCCGCTGTGCAATCACTTCCAGGTGCTTGTCTTTGGTGGCGGTGCCGATGGCGGCGGGCTGGTGTGGCCCGAGGGCGAGCCGGAGAAAGCGGCCTACTGCTGCGAGAACTGCCGGCAGGAAATCCCGCACCACCAGAAGGCCTGGATGGTGGAGCGGGGTGAGTACCGCGCGCAGAACCCTGGGTCGGCGATTCCGGGCTTCCGCGTGTCACAGTTGATTTCGCCCAAGCGGGGTTGGGGCACGATTGCTACCGAATTCCTGGCGGCCAAGAAGTCGCCCGAGACGCTGAAAGCGTTCCTCAACACCGTGCTGGCTGAACTGTGGGCAGAGCGCGGCACGGCGCCGGATTGGGAGAAGGTGTACTTGCGCCGTGAGCAGTACGAGCTCGGCGTAGTGCCCGTGGGCGGCCTGCTGCTGGTGGCCGGTGTCGACGTTCAAGACGACCGCCTGGAAGTGGAAATCAAGGCGTACGGACGCGGCAAGGAGTCCTGGTCGGTCGATTACCGGGTCATCCAACTGCCGGACCAGAGCGGGCAGCCGATCAAAACCTCGGCGCCGGAGGTCTGGCAGGAACTGGACGATCTCCTGGCGAAGGATTGGCCGCGCGCTTCGGGCGGGACCATGCCGATCCTGGCGATGGCGATCGACAGCGGGTTCCGGCCGCAGATGGTGTATGCGTTTGCCGGGCGTCACCCGCAGCCGGTGCATGGACCCGCCGGCGATGCGATTGTCGCGGCGCGCACGGTGATTCCGACGAAGGGAACGGACCATGCGTTTAAACTGCTGGCGTCGGTGTCGAGCACGGACGCGGCGCGCAAGCGACAGAACGTCCGCATCTGGAGCATCGGCACGCACTGGGCAAAGCAGGAATTCTACGATTGGCTGCGTCTGGAGCTTCCCACCGATCCGGACGAGGCGTTCCCCGCCGGCTACCAGCACTACGCCTACGGCGACGCCGACTTCTACAAAGGGCTCTGCTCGGAGACGCGGGTCGTGCGCGCGGCGAGCGGCAAGGTCGAGTGGGTCAAGGATCCAAACGTCCGGAACGAACCACTTGACCTGGCGGTCCTCTGCCGAGCAGCGTCCGCAGTTTGTGGCATCGATCGGTTCACCGATGACGACTGGACCACCGTGGAGGGCAACACCCCCAGTGATGCCCCCCGTGACGAAACGTTCTGGGGCAAGCGTGACGACTTCTGGGGCGGACGCGCCAGGGGGGACTGGTTCAAATGATCAACCTGACAGAACTCCTGACGCTGCGTGACGCCCTGGAGCGGGCCAAGGCCAGCGGCGTGCGCCGCGTGCAGATGCCTGATCGCGCGATTGAGTACACGAGCACCGACGACATGCGGAAAGCACTGGCAGACATCAACGCCGCGATCGCCAGCGCCTCCGGCACGACGCCTGCGTCCTTCACGTTGGCCACGCACAGCAGAGAGTAAATGAACGCGGTCGACAAAGTGATCGGGTACTTCTCGCCGGAGCGAGCCTTCCGCCGCGCGCAGTATCGCGCTGCGACGCAGGTCTTCGCCTACGACGGCGCGAAGTCGGGCCGCCGCACGGACGGCTGGATCGCCGCTGGCGGCGACGCCAACACCGAAGTTGGTGCCTCCCTGATCTCGTTGCGCAACCGCTCCCGCGACCTACTGCGCAACAACCCGTATGCCACCAAGGCGATCGCGGAGCTGGTCGGCAACACGGTGGGTACCGGGATCGTGCCGCAGGCCAAGACGGGCATCCCGGCACTCGACGCGATCATCGATGCGGAGTGGCCGTTCTTTGCCGAGAACTGCGACCCGGGAGGCCAGTTGGATTTCTACGGGATGCAATCGCTGATCGTCCGGACGACCGCCGAAAGCGGCGACGGTGTCGTTCGCTTCCGTGGGCGGTTGCCGCAGGACAACTTCCGCGTGCCTCTCCAGTTGCAGTTGCTCGAAGGGGACTACCTGGACGTGGCCCGTACGATGGGCACGGCCACCGGGCACGTAATCCAGGGAGTGCAGTTCAACCTGTTCGGCCAACGCGAGGCGTACTGGTTGTACAACTACCATCCGGGTGGTGTCTACATGCTGAACCCGCGCGGCGGGATTCTCAGCCAGGCTGTGCCGGCCAGCGAGGTGATGCACACCTACAACATTCTGCGTCCTGGTCAGGTCCGCGGCGTGCCGTGGCTGGCACCGGTGATGCTGGCGCTCCGCGACCTCGACGACTACCGGGACGCCGAGCGCATGCGGAAGAAGACGGAGGCGTGCCTTGCCGGAATCGTGACGCGCCCCGAGGGTTCGGGCGGGCTGCCGATCGGCGCGAAGTCCACTGACCCGAAAACCGGTAACACTCTCGAGCGGATGTACCCCGGCATGATCGAGTACCTCAAGCCGGGGGAGGACATCAGGTTCAACGCGCCCCATAGCACCGGCGGCTACCGGGAGTACCTAACGACGGAGTTGCAGGGCATCGGCGCCGGCGTGGACGTGCCGTACGAGCTTCTTTCCGGGGACCTCTCACTTGTCAATTACTCGTCCTACCGCGCGGGCATGCTAGGTTTCCGCAACGCCATCGAGGCGTTCCGCTGGCTGACGCTGATCCCGATGTACTGCCGTCCGACGTGGCGCAGGTTCATCGACACCCTGGTGTTGATCGGCAAGCTGCCGGAGGCCCACTACGGCGTTCAGTGGACGGCACCCAAGTTTGAGTCCGTGGATCCGTTGAAGGATGCCATGGCCGAGTTGAAGAAGATCCGCACCGGCACACTGACGCTGACCGAGGCGATCTTGCAGAACGGCTACGACCCGGAGAAGCAGTTGCTCGAAATCCAGCGGGTCAACGAGCTGCTGGACGAATACGGAATCATCCTGGACTGCGATCCGCGCAACGTGAACGACAAGGGTGTTGAGCAGCCTACCACCAGTGGGGAGGCAACGCCCGATGCACCCAAGCCAAAGCAGACAGCCAAGGCGTCGGCGGAGTTCTCCGATTCGCGTCTTACCAGGACCTACAGGTCATAACGACCGAAGGAGTGTTTCATGCCTGACGAACTTACAGAAAACCAGGAAGCCGCGGCACCGGTCGAAGTCGTTGCCGACGCACTGGCGGTCAAGGCCAGCCTGGGCGCGGGGGTCGATGCCGGCGCGGAGGTGGAACGCTTCACGGTACCGGTCGCCTTCGCGCCGGCCTCGGCCGACGGCGACAACCGGACGATCGACGCGGTGTGGTACACCGGCGCCAAGGTACCCCGCATGGACTGGCGCACCGGTGAGGAGTACGACCTCATCCTGTCGATGAAGGGCGCCCGGCTGGATCGCCTCAACAACGGCGGTCCCCTCCTGGACTCGCACACCGCGTTCGGGGTGGAGAGCCAACTCGGTGTGGTGCGGCGTGCGTGGACGGCGGGCGCGACTGGCAAGGCGACCATCCAGTTCAGCAAGCGGGACAGCGTCGCCCCAATCTGGAACGATGTTCAAGCCGGCATCATCCAGAACCTCAGCCCTGGGATGTGGATCTACAAAAAGGTCGACACCACGCCTAAGGGCCAGGAGCGCAAAGAATTCACCGCGACGGATTGGGAACCGTTCGAGATCTCGCTCGTGCCGGTAGCGGCAGATTCAAACACGACATTCATGTCGGCGGAACGAACGCAGCCGCCGGCACAACCGGCTGTAGTTGATGTGCAACGGGCATCTGCCCAAGAGGAGACACCTGTGGAACCCAATACCCAGGCTGCGGGCGACGAGGCCCGTCAAAACGAAGCAGTACTCGCCGCGGCGCGCGACGAGGCCACGAAGGCGGAGCGGTTGCGGGCGACCGCGATTCGCACGATCGCCACCCCCTTCAAGATGCAGGAGTCGTTCGTAACCGCGTTGATCGACGAGGGCTTGTCGGTTGAGATTGCCCGCGAACGGATCATGACGAAACTCGCTGCCCAGTACACTGACAACCCCAGCAACGGTGTCAACACCGAGGTGACGATGGGCGTGGATGCCACCGACAAGCGCCGCAAGGGCATGGAGGCCGGAATCCTATTCCGCGGCAATCCGGGCGACGCGACTCTCCGCGAAGCCGGCAAAGACTACGCTGGGCTGACGTTGGTGGATATCGCACGCGAGTGCCTGGATGCCGCCGGCGTGAAGACGCGTGGCATGTCCCGCAACGACATCGCCCGGGTGGCTTTGCAGGGCCGGTTCGGCGCTGCGGAGTTTTTCGAGGGTGGCATGGCGACAACCAGCGACTTCCCCAACATCCTGGCCAACGTCACCAACAAGACGCTGCGACAGGCGTATGAGGCCGCGCCCCGCACCTTCGTGCCGTTCTGCCGGCAGGTGTCTGCGGTGGACTTCAAGCCCATCAACCGCGTGCAGCTTTCGGATGTTCCGACCCTGCCCAAGGTGAACGAAAAGGGTGAGTTCCACCGCACGGCGCTGTCGGACTCGAAGGAAACCTACTCGCTGGCTACCTTCGGCGAGATCGTGGCCATCACCCGCAAGGTCATCATCAACGACGACCTCCAGGCGTTGACCCGCGTTCCGGCCGGCCTCGGCCAGGCGGCGGCCCAACTGGAGAGCGACACCGTGTGGGCGGTCATCACCGGCAACCCCAACATGGCGGATGGCAACCCGCTCTTCCACGCGAACCACAAGAACCTGAACGGCACCAACGCACTGGCGCTCACCGCGCTTGCTACGGCCCGCGCAGCGTTCCGCGTGCAGAAGGCCCCCAAGGGCACGATCCTGAACCTGCAGCCCCGGTACCTGATCGTCCCCGCCGCCCTCGAGCAGACCGCCGATCAGTTGATTTACCCCATCAACCTGGCCGCCACCGCCGTGACCGGCGTGGTCCCCACCTGGATCCAGTCCCTCACCAAGATCGTGGAAGGCCGTCTCGATGCGGTTGCCTCGGTCGGAGTGACCAACTGGTTCATGTCGGTCGATCCCTCGCAGATCGACACCCTCGAATACTGCTACCTGGAAGGGCAGCAGGGTGTCTACATCGAGACCCGTCAGGGCTTTGAGGTGGATGGCGTCGAAATCAAGGCGCGGCTGGATTTCGCGGCGGGCGCGATTGACTATCGCGGCCTCTGCAAGAACACGGCCGCGTAGAGCGCGGCAAAACAAGGCAACCCAGCGGGAGGCCGGCAACGGCCCCCGCACAGACAAACAAACCAGGAGAATCTCCCATGACGAACTTTGTGAAGAGCGGTGATAATCTCACCCTAGCCGCGCCCTATAACGTGCTTTCCGGGGGCGGGTTCAAGGTGGGCAACGTCTTCGGCGTGGCCGCCAACGACACGACCTCTGGCTTGGACGTGGAGTGCGATGTCGAGGGCGTCTACGACCTCGCCAAGGACTCCAGCACGTTTGCCCAGGGCGATCTGGTCTACTGGGACGACGTGGCGAAGATGGTCACGTCCACGGTGGGCAGCAACCTGCTGATCGGCGCGTGCGAAATCGCGGCGGCGACCGGCGTGACCACGGTGCGCGTGAACCTGTTCGGCGTACCCGGCTTCTCGGGGCAGGCGCACGGGATCAAGGTCGCGCATGCGCTCTACGACTACGCGGTCGACGGCGGCACCACCTGCACGCCGACGAACAGCGACACCATCCCCGACAACGCTGTGGTGATCGGCGGCGTGGTGAACTCGACCACGGCGGTTACCGCCTCCGGCAGCGCGACCGTGGCGATCGGGACGGCTGCCGGTTCGGCATCCAACTCCATCCTGACGGCCACCGGCAAGGCGTCTCTGGGCGCCGATGCGATGGTGGTTCCGACGTGCGTCGCGACCCCGTTCAAGATGACGGCTGCGGGCAAAATCAGCGTGACCGTCGCGACGGGACCGTTGACCGCAGGCGTCATCGAAGTCTGGGTCCACTACCTCGCCGCAGCGGCATAGGCCAATGGGCGCGTTCAGTACTCACGCAGGTCTGGCGAACGCGGCGATCCTCACCGCGTTCGGCCAGGCTGTGTCCTACCAGCAGGGCGACGGCGATCCATTCACGATCCGGGGCGTCTTTGAACGCACGGGCGATGAAGAGACCGGCGCCAACGCGCTCTACGCTCGCCTTTTCATTCAAACATCGGACTTCGCGACGCCGCCTGAGCAGGGCGACGTGGCCACCGTTGCTGGCACCGACTACACGGTGTTTGCGGTACACGCCGACGCTTTGGGCGGCGGCTGGCTGTCCCTGCGTGAGGTGTCCTGATGGCTTCGGTTCGGGTTTACTACAAAAAACAGATTCGCATCGACCGGATGAACTTTCGCCAGCAGTCGATGCTCAAGATTGGCACCGCTGGCGTGGCGGCGGTAAAGAACCGGCTCGCCGCCTCCCAGGACGCGAACGACGGGCAGTCTAAGCCACTGACCAAGCGGTACGCGATCATGAAATCGCGACTGGGCAGGGGAAACCGGCGCGACCTGATGCTTACCGGCGACATGCTGCGGAACTTCCAGGTGCGCACGGTCACGGACAACAGGGCGAAGGCCAGCAACTCCTCCCGTAAGGACCGGCTAAAGGCGTGGATCAATCAGAAGATCGAGCCGTGGGTTTTGTTTTCGCCCAAGAACCAAAAGGCCGTCGCGGAGTCCGCGCGCCGCGTGCTGGCGGAGATGCGCCCGAGGTTGCTGATTGAGAGTGCGTTCAACGGTGGCAAATGATCGATCCATACGAGTTGGTTGACGACCTGGTTGCAGTCCTAAAAGATATCGAGGGCCTGGTGTCTGCGATGGGCGAGGACGACACCAGGATCTTCGCGTATCGGGACTCGTATCCGAAGCAAGCCAGCCTGGTTCACGCCATCCACACCATGCCGGCGCCCGGCTGCATGGCCGTTTGGCAGGGGTCAGGCCCAGGATCCTTCGGCGGGATGGACGTCTGGAAGCACCAGGTGACCCTGTTTTTGCGGGTGGGGGAGAACGCCGACCCCAGCGCCTACTACGCACTCTTCCGGTTGATCACCAAGGGCAAGCCGGAGACAACGGGTGACGTCGAGATGATCAACCTGACGGTGAACGCGTCCTGCTACCCGATGGATCTGCCCACGATTCAACGGCAAACGGATGCCGAGGGCCTCGATTACTTTGAAGTGCCACTGTCATTTACGGAAATAGGAGACGACTGATGTCCAGAGTTTGGTTAACGCCGCCGTGGGGAGAGGGCGCCCCCGTCGAGGTCGAAGCGACGCCCGAGATTCTGACGCCGTTGTTAGTCGCAGGCTACAGCCAGTGCGCCCCGGCGGCGCCCGTCAAACAGGAGGAGAACGAAAATGTCGGCCACTAGACTGCAAGAAATCCTCGTCTGCTTCGGCAAGGGCAAGCAGACGGACATCGCCACGGCGCAGGCCGCTGGGGTGATGTGGAGGATGAACAAGCTCAACGCTTCGCTCGCCAACCCAAAGCTGGCGGTCGAGGACGACGCGACCGAGTATGGCAAGGGCCACGAGTTCGCTACCCAGACGTTCAAGACGTCCTGGGACGTGACGGGCGCCCTGGAGAAATACCTGAGCGCGGAGATGGCCGCGTGGGCAGTCTGCTTCGGTCTGGGCAAGGTGGTCCAGTCGGGCTCCTCGCCCAACTTTACGTACACCTGCACTCCGCTCATTCCGTCCGCGGGCGACACCACCGAACTGCCGTACTTCTCCTTTGTGGAGCAGATCCGTCCGGGCGCCGGCGTGCTTCTGGATCGGCAGGCGGTCGGCTGCGCTGTCGAGGGGTTCTCCATTTCCATCGGGTCCGGTCCGGGGCGCGCGAACAGCAAGATCACCGTCGAGTTCGTTGGCTCGGGCAAGGTCATCGACTCGGTCACGGGCATCACCATGCCCGCCGCCACCGTCGAGAAGTTGCTGCCTTCTGCCTCTCTTGCGCTGTCGATCAACGGCGTCGACTACGTCACCGCCAAGAATCTGGTATCTCTGGAGACCTCCTGGAAAAACAATCTGCGTGTGAACGATGGGTTCTATCCGGGGTCGGGTTTCCAGACGGGCGGCGACGCCACCACGGGCGCCATCCGGGGCCGGCTGGAGTTTGGCAACCGTCAGGGCTCCTTGAAGTTCGTCGCCCGCTTCGACGCCAACTCGGCAGAGTACGCGAAGCTAAAGGCGCAGACCACCGGCACGGCGGTCATCGCGCTCACCTTCGACTCCAACAACTCGCTCGCGCTCACCTGGCAGAAGATCGCCTTCTCCATGGTGGAGATCACGGAGACGGACCAGTTCGCCACCGTGGCGGTGGACTGCGTGCCCCAGTACCACGCCACCAACGGCATCATCACGGCGGTGGCGAAGTGCGGCGTGGATGGTATCGCTCAATAAATAAGGATAAGGAAACAGCCATGGAAACTCCGGTGTTCGATTCGACCAGACCGATTGCGATCAACCTGCGGGCGCCGGGCGGTGTAAAGACCGTCCGCGTTCGCTTTCCTTCCGATGACGAATGGATAGAACGCCAGCGTCGCCGCAAGGTTGTCATCAAGCAGTTAGGGCGCGGCGTCTCCGAAACCATCGTCGGCAACGGCGAGGATGTGGATGCCGCGCTGGTCGCCAAGATCCGCTCCGACCCGGCGCCGGAGATCGACGCCTTCGAAGCGGTCAAGGTAGTCGAGCAGCTATCGACCGCCGAGGTTGACGACGTGGTGTCCGAGGGAGATTCCTTCCGGGTCACCACGCGGGTGCTGGGCGGTTCCACCGCCCACGTTCTCAACATGCCCTCGGCGAAGGATGTGTTCGATTACCGGCGCGGCTTCGCGCGAGTGCTCGACCTCCCCTTCGGCAAGCAAGAACTCACCATCAACATCGCGCCGGCTGGCGTGCTTTACAAGAAGCTCGCTACCTCCTCCTCGGGTTACGCCGGCGACGTTCCGATCATCCACCAGGCGGTGGCGGTAAAGGCTGCCATCGACGCGATGGATGCCGCGTTCGCGGAGGATCGCGACGCAAATTTCTAGCGGGGGAGTGGCCGGAGAATCCGTCTTTCAGGTTTCTCGTGCATTGGGCCATGCGGCGCGAGGAACTGTGTGATCCCGGCCTCTGCCCCGACTCTCCGGACGACGGCGGCCGATGCGACCACTGTCCGCATGACCGCCTCGATGCTGCCCAAGCCTCAGAGAAGGGTCTGGTAATCCGGCGCGCGCTCGACCTGATGTGCGCGCTGAAACTGGGTGTGCGGATCTCCATGGACGAGATCCGCGCGGACGAACTGGCCGCCATGTTGATCATCACGGAGGAGCGGGACTTGATCGACCGCCAAAAGAACGGAAATGGCAGATAACTCCAAGCTGGAACTCGTCGTCGAGGTGGACGTCAACAAGGCGAACGCCTCGATCAAGAGCGTCAACACTGGCCTGTCCAGCATGGAACAGGCAGCGTCCCAGGCTGCGCGTGGGGCGTCCCAGGGCATCGACGGCATGACCGCAGCCATGGTCAAGGGCGCCACTGCAGGCAACCTCCTGGCCGACGCGATTAAGTCAGCGATCAACTGGGCGAAGGAGTGGACGCTCGGCGCTGTAGAGCATGCGGCGCACACCGACAAGATGGCGCTGTCGATGGAGTCGCTCGCCAAGTCGCACAAGATCAGCGCCGAGGCAGCGAACAAAGCGGTGCAAGCGGTGAAGGCGGTCGGCTTCGAAACCCAGGACGCCATTCACACGGTGGACCGCCTGATCGTTGCGAACCTGAAGCTGGCGAACGCGCCAGGACTCGCCAAGGTCGCCAAGGACGCTGCCGCCATCGAGAATATCGCCGCACCCGAGGCGCTAGAAAAGATCCTCCAGTCCATCGAATTCGGCAATGCCCGTGCGCTGCGGTCGGCGGGCCTGCGCGTCGACTTTGCCCGGGACCTGCAAATCAGGGAACTGGAACTCAACCGGACGCTCTCCGACAACGAACAGGTCCAGCTCCGATACAACGCGGTTATGACGGCGGCCGCGAATATCCAAGGCGCCGCCGCGGCGGCGTCCGCAAGCGCCGAGGCGCAATCCAAAGCGCTCGCGCGCGAAGTGAACGAACTGAAAGAGGCGGTCGGCGAACAGTTCCAGGGCTACATGAAAGCTTGGGTGGGGCACCTACGCGAACTGGTCGGTTTCCTGAAGGACAACGCCGACTGGCTGGTCAAGTTCGGCGAGGGCGCCCTGGTTCTTGCCGGGATCATCGGCACGGCTGTGGCCGCGACGAAGGCGTGGACTCTCGCGCAGGGTGCTCTCAACCTCGCGATGGCCGCAAACCCGATCACCCTTGCGATTGCCGCTGGGATTGCTACCGGCGCTGTGATTGCGCATGCCTACAACACGATGCAGGAAAGCCAGCAGCAGCAGTTTGGCGCCATGCGTACCGACCAGATTCGGAAGGTCGCAGGCGAGAGTGGCGGCGTGGCGAAGCTCCGCGCGCAGGGCGTATCCGAGGAGGACATTCGCTTTGCGATGACTGGCAGCCGAGAGGCGGCGGGGGGCTCGTGGGGCAAAACGGGGCTGCACCTGCCTGGCGCGGCCACGAAGTCCGTGCCTAACGAAGAGAGCGAAGCAGACAAAGCCGCGCGGCTCGAAGCGTTGAAGTTGAGTGGGGAGATCCGCAAGAGGCAGATCGAGAACGACCGGTTCTTTGCGGATCGGGCGGTGGCCGCCGGCGGCGCCGGCAAGACCGGCTTCGCCAAAGAGGCGTCGGACATCAACGCGGAGATGGCCAAGCGGTCATCCTTCGTTGACGAGCGCGGTGCAACGCACAAGGTGGGCCTGACCGGCACCGCGTGGACGTCCATCATCGACGAGGCGACCAAGAAGTGGGACGCCTTCAAAGAGCACATGATCGACGGCAACCACAAGGTCACCATCGAACTGGAAAAGGAGTACGAGGAAGCGGCGCGCAAGAGGATGGAGTTGGAAGACAAGCACCTCGAAGAGCGCCTGAAGCACAATCAGGAAGTCGCCGAGCAGGCTTACGAGCAGACCGCAAAGGTTTACAGCTTCGAGGAGCAGCGCGCAGGCTTCACGCGCGACGCCCGCGTCCGTCAGCTTGAAGGGATGAACCCGCAGACGATGGAACAGAAGATCGCTGTCGAGTCCCAGAAGGCGGATATCGAGATCGAGTACCTGGAGAAGGTGCACGAGGTGAAGCAGCGCCTCTACGATATCGACACCAGCCGGGTGCTGATGGAAGAAGAACTCAACATGAAGCGCCTGGGCTACCAGGCCGACGAGGTCGCCGCGCGCCTCAACGATCTGAGCCAGCAGCGCCAGGATATCCGCGACCAGGCAGAGGAGGCGACGGGAGAGGCGGTGCAAGGGGCGCGCGAGAACGCTTCGCTCAAGACGGTCGCCATGGTTCGCGACCACAACAGGCAGGTTTTCGATTCTTTGAAGCAGCAGGCCGGCGGGGTGTTCGACGCTCTGCTCACGAAGTCGCAGTCGGTGTGGTCCGCGATCGGCAACTCGCTCAAGACGGCCTTGCTGACAGCCATCAAAGACGTCGTCACCTCGCGCGTGGCGGCGATGCTGATGGGGATGTTTTCTGGCACCAAGGTGAGCTTTGCGGGCGGCGGCGGAGGGCTCGGCGGCCAGCCCGTGTTCGGCGGCGGGGGCGGCGCTGGTGGCGTCGGCGGCGGGATGGGAATACTTGCCACACTCGGCCTCGGCGGGGGCGCTGTGGGCGGCGGGGGCGCCAGCGTTGGCCAGATGGTCAACATGGGTGGCGGTGGCTTCGGTGGCTTCGGTGGCGGCCTCGGGCCGGGCGGCACCTCTGGATTTGCTGGCCCTCTAAGCGGCTTCGGCGGCTTCGGTGGTGCCGGTGGCGCCGGCGTGGGGGGGGCTGGTGGTGGTGGCGGCATTCTTGGAATGCTCAAGGGCAACCTGTCCGGGCTCAAGAACTTTATCGGGATGGGCGGCGACGTCTCGACGGATTCGATGGGCGGCCTGTGGAAGACGGTGGGCAACCAGTCTCAGTCCCTCGGCTCAGGACTAAGCGGTAGACTCACCGCCCTCGGCAAATCGGACGCGGCACTGATGGGCGGCGCTCTCCTGGCGATGGACGGGCTGGTTGGCCACGCCGGCACCTGGCGCGGAATTGCAGAAGGCGCAGCGGGCGGCGCGATGATCGGGTTCAAGTACGGCGGCCCGCTGGGTGCCCTCATTGGCGGCGTCGCGGGCGCCGCGATCGGCATCGGGGAAAAGCTCGCCGGTGTGGAATCCAAAGAAAACGAAGCCAAGCGCCTGGTGAAGCAGATTTACGGCCTGAGCATCGATTCTTCGATGGCAAAGCAGATCGCCGATCTCGCCAAGCAGAAGTACGGCAACACGATGAGCGTGGCGGTGCGGAGCCCCGAGGTACGCCAGCTACTCCAGTTGTACGCCGACTCGACCGGCCAGAACTCCAACATGTGGCTGGATCAAGTTCATTCGGCGAGCCTGACGCAGAGCGGTGGGAATCTCTACCAGTCGGCGACGTACCGCAATGGCACGCCGTACACGTATGGCAGCTATCTGCCCACCCTCGGGGCGGCGGGCAGCACGATTCCGACCTCGAACCCGAACGGTCCGGTGACCGTGATGGTCAGCCCCGAGGCGACGGCTGATTTGTGGCGCACCGGCACGACGCAGGCGATCTCGGGAAATCCGCGCGGCGTCGCGCAGGCGTCTTTGAATGGTGCCGGGCAGAGTTCCGCGCGCCTCAATTCGGCGATGACGTATCTCTCTCCCTCGACGGTCTTGTTCTAATGCCAGGCTCAGTCCGAAATGCGGTGTCGGTCGGGGTGTTGCCGTTCTCTTTGTGTAAGAGCCTCGTCGAAACCCGCCAGTGGCCCGTCCGCATGGTCGAGTATCACGGGGGCGAGACGGAGCGGATGGCGCTGACCGCGACATCGCGGCGGTCCTGGCAGATGGCCAAGCGGCTGACGCCCACCGCGCTGGTCACGCTGCGTGAGTTCCTTGAAGACTACCCGGTCGATGCCTTCTACATCTACGTCATGAAAGAGACGAGTCCGCTGTTTACGTGGGATGCCACCGGTGTCGCGACGGCGGGCAGGTACCTGGTGCGCGTGGCAGGAGACTGGAACCAGATGTCCTACCTGGTGCGCACCGAGACGACCCTAGCGTTGGTCGAGGTCGCATGAGCGATACCGTTGGCCGCATCCCGGTCGCCAGCACGTCCGCGTCGCAGGTGTTCCCCCTGGTCACCGAGTTCCCGCACGGGCGCGCGCAGAAGCGTCTCGTAATCACCCACGAATTCGGATCGGCCAACGCCAAGATCGAGCAGCGGTTCTACGTCGGGTCGCCGGCCACGCGGTACACATTTAAGTCGACGCGATTGACCGCGTCGCTGCGCCTGACGTTGCGGAACTTCTGGGAGGCGCGGCAGGGAGCCGCCGGCGCGTTCTTCTACGACGTCCCCAACGAGGACCAGACCTTCACCCGCAAGACCGTGTGCTTCGAGAACCAGCCCCTCACCTTCGAGGAATTGTCGGACTCGATCTGCGGCGCCGGCGTCGTCTTCGTCGAGATCCCCGACCCAGACGACGCGCCAGTGTACAGCCTCGGTGCCATCGTTTCGCGGTTCCCGAACCACACGCTTACCGATGCGCTCCTGGACCAGGTGCAGGAGATCATCCCGCTGGTGCGGATCCGGGTGCTCGATGCCGAAGTGCCCGATATCCTGCTCTCTGATCGCCGGGTGACAATCCGGGACTCGCGCGGCGAGGGCGATCCGGTTGACTCTTTGTACCTGCCGCGGTTGCTGCGGGTCGGCGAGCCGGGCGGGGGGGCTCTCGTCACACAGAGCATCGACGGTTCGAGCGACGACGTGACATTCTCCTTCGGCAACGCGGATCGCGTGATGGTGCGCCTCGCCAACGACACGCAGTTACGCTGGGCACGCATCGAGCTATCCCTGTACCATGTCGGGTCGACCGTTCGGCTCGACTTGTGGGCCGGCTACATTATCGACTGGGCTTCCGACGCCGGACCCGAGATGAGCGTCAAGGCGTCGGACATCCTGTCGGCACTGACGCTATCCTCTCCGGTGAACCTGGTTTCGCGGACCTGCTGGCGCCGCCTGGGGCAGGACGGCTGCCAATGGGATCCGGACACCGACACCCGCGACCTGGTTCACTTCCCCGACGCGCTGACCACCAAATGCGACCTCGGGTACAACACCCCGAACGGTTGCCTGGCTCATGGCCTCGCCGTAACCGCACCGGGATATGGGGCGACCTATTGCTCCCCCCAGGCAGTCCTCCTGCGCTCGGGCGGCATCGGCCTGACCTTCCCGGGCTTCCTTCCCATCATCGGCGGACCGCTTGGCACGTTCGTCGGATCGGTCTCCACCTGGTACCCGCGGACCTCTCTCATTTCGGACACCATCTACGGACAGAACCTGCCGGAGATCTGGCACGATGACGACGGCCAGCCGCAGAACGCGCTCCCCGTGACGTGCAAGGTCGCGGCCGGGCGAGACGAGGACCAGTTCTACATCGCGCTCGGGATCGTGGGCAAGGGACCGCTGGGCGCATTCACTGCGCCTCAGATGTACGATTCCAACGCCGATGCCGTTCCAGATGCCTTCGCTGGCTCGACGCTCGACGGGCAACCCAACCACGGATTCCAGGTCACCAGCGCGGGAGTGCTCAAGCCCGGGGCTGTCGCCACTTTCGGCCTTCGCCAGGTTCTTGGAAGCGATCCCGCTGGCGAGCATGACTATTTCTCGCTCGGGCGGGTCAGCGCCACCGGCGTGGGGTGGTTCCAGCAGCCCTCCGACAATAGCTGGATGAAAGAAGTCGCCTACGCATCCAGCGCGTACAACCTCGTGTTCGCCGCCGGCGTTGCCTTCTGTGAGATCCGGCGCGTGAAGCCCAACAGCGATCCGCTGACTTCCCCAGGCCAGCACACCATGGTCGCCGCGGTTTCGCAAGGGCTGACCGCTCTCGCCTGGACCGGTCCGGGTGCGCGAACCACCATCCCCGGTTGCACCAATCCGTTCTGGGTAGCCGTCAACACGTTTCTTTCGGCGGTTGGCGTTCTGGGCCTGGACGCGGAGGCACAAGAGGAGTTGTTCGATGTGCCCTCGGCCGTCGCTGCCGCGGCGGTCGCCGACATCACGGTGACCAGGATTATCGGCACGGGGAGCGAGATTCAGTTCCGGTTCAAGGGGACCATCGATGACCGGAAACCGACGCGAGACTGGCTGCAAGCCATCCTGAATTCGGCATCCGGCTATTACGTCTGGTCCTTCGGAAAACTAAAAGTCGGCTGCCGGGAGAACGCCTCCGCAGCCAGCGCCTTCACGACGGGGAACATGCTTCTCGACTCCCTGCACCTCAGCCCCATCAAGCCACAATTCGAAAAACTAACGCTGTCCTTCGCCGATCAGGAGTACCAGTTCCAGAGCAACACGATCGATCTGACGGATCAAGACCATGCAGCGCGGAACAAGCGGTCCCAGAACCCTCTTGCCGCCACCTTCCCCCTGTCGGGTTGCTCGACCAAGTCCCAGGCGGCCCGCCTGGCAATCGTTCGCGAGCGCGAGGAGCTGGGAGGCATCACCCAGGCGGAGCAGGACGGCGCGCGCGTGGTCAGCCTGAAAACCACCATCCTGGCCCTGGAGACGGAAGCCGGAATGGTGGTGAGCGTGGAAGATCCGGACATGCCGGGTGCGCATGGCACGTGCGATGTCTCCGGCACCGCCGTGGCGTGGGCAAACGGCGATCCTTTCGACGCCACCATGGTCGGCCGCGCGGTCCTGATCGGCGGACTGCGCGTGCTGGTTGCGAGCGTGGATATGGCGCACCAGACTCTCGTAACCGATACCGCGACCTTCACGGGCTCTGGGCAATCCTTCCACATCGCCACCGGGCACATCCGGATTCAGCGCTGGGCCCTGAATCGGGATTGGTCGATTGACATCCAGGGGCAGAGCGTCACGGCCAGCATGTACGACACGACCGTGGGGCCGAAGCCGGCCGACGTGGTGGCTTCACCAATACCCGGCGAGCCGGCGGGCCGGGTGTGGGACGGATTGACCTTTACGGCAGCGGTGAAGAATGCCGGATGGATCACCGCGGACAATATCGCCCTCTCCATTCCCGGCTCTTACCCCCTGACGGGCATCAACTTCTACGTGGTCTACGTGGACGAACTGACGGCAGACTGCTACGCCACCACCACTGACGCGGTAGACTCGGGCGCCACCGATCCCCTCACACTGACCGTCATTCCCAACCCCGGGCAAACCAGCGATCTTGCGTTCGTGGTGGGCGATTGGATCGTCTGGAACGATGCGGGGAAGTTCGAAATCGGTCAACTCACCGTCAAAGCCGGCGACGTGTGGACGATCCAACGGCACTATCCCGGCGAACTGGCAGGGTGTTCGACGTTCGAGGCTCCGCTGGCCGCCCACGATGCAGGGATTCGACTTTTCAAGGGGCAGGTGCGGCAGTTCCTGTCCAACGCCAAAACCTTAGAGTTCACGCGCCCGGGCGATGGCGTGGCGCGCTTCGACATGGCGCTGCCATCGGCGTGCGTGGTGGCCATTGTGGCCGCCCCGTTCACCGATACCTGGTACGGCACGTGGGTCAATGTGAATTGCGCGAGCGAGACGGTCCCTGGGCTGCGGACGTGCGTGGGTGGCGAGTTCTCGTTCCAGACGGATCGGGTTTACGGCGACCCCGGAACGCTGGTGGCCAAGAACAACTTCAGCGTGGACTTGACCCAACCGCAGCGGGTGAACTTCTGCTACACCCCGGAGGCTATCGCGGCGGACGATTTAGTCGTCAACGTGCGGGTCACCAGCGACGGCGGAGCAACCTGGACGACACTCGAAACGCTGACGATTGCGGTGGGCGAGACCAACTCCTGGCCCGGCGAATCGCCTCCGGCCGGGCAGCAGACGCCGTATTCGGGCACCTGGCCGTTCCGCATTTTCACCGCCGGAGAGCGTTTGAATTTCACGATTGAGTCGGGCGCCACGGAGGCCCTGACGGTCAAACTGGACACCTAAACCCTATGCCTGACCTGCCGTTCCTCGATTCCTTCGATCACTACCTCACAGCCGATAGCGTGCAAAAGTGGGGCACTGGCGTA